GATCAGGGATAAGGCCGAAGGTGGAAATAGCACCGCGTGATCGCACGATCACGCTACCAGATGGCGTTCCGGAGCTAACGCTCGGATGGGATGCCATCTACTGGGCTACCATGTATCTACGCCAGCCGGATGGCGACAGGGCCGGCGAGCACTGGGATTTCGTGGAGAGCCAGACGAGATTCATATTGTGGTGGTACAGCCTGACAGACAATGCGCGGTGGATCTACAATCATGGCGTACGGCGATTCAGCAAGGGCTATGGGAAGAGCCCATTCGCGGCAGTGATGAGCCTGATTGAGCTGCTGGCTCCGGTACGATTCGCCGGCTGGTGTGATGATGAAGGATTGTGTATCGGCTGTAAGACGCGTGCCGGTTGCGTGCACGTTATCGGTAAGCGTGTTGGAATGCCATTGGTCCAGATTGCTGCAACTGCCGCGGATCAGGCGAACGTCAATACCATGCGAATGGTGCGAGCCCTAGTACCGCCGAAGAGCCGGATCAAGCAGGACTACGATCTTGATACCGGCAAGACCATCTTCCATGTGCCCGGTGGCGGGCAGCTGATGATTATCACCAGCTCGCCGACAACCGAGGAAGGCGCACTTGTTACATTCGGTGTGATGGACCAGACTGAGAGCTTCTACCAGACGAATGGTGGCATTGACCTGGCTGAGGTAATGGACCGTAATGCGCGGAAGTCAGGCTCGCGCCTACTCGAGACCAGCAATGCCTGGGAGCCGGGCCGGGATTCAGTTGCTGAGACTACATTTGAGGCGTGGGTTGCACAGGAGGAAGGCCGACTGAAGGGAAAGGGGAAGATCCTATATGATTCGCGAATGGCTCCACCGGAAGTGGACTGGGATGACCCAGAGTCAATTCTGGGAGGAGTTGACTTCGCCTATGGAGATGCCCACTGGGTCAACCGGGAAGACATACTGGAGGCAATTCTATCTCCAAGGACGCCTCTGGATGTGAGCCAGCGCTTCTACCTGAACTGGCCTACGGCTGCCGAGGACGCATGGGTGCTCCAGCAGCAATGGTCGGCAATGGCCGAGACGGACCATCACCTACCTGACAGCGCGGATATTGTGATGGGATTTGACGGAAGCCGGGTAGATGACGCTACGGCGCTGGTTGGCTGTGAGCTGAAGACAGGCTGGACTTTTGAGATTGGCATCTGGGAGACAACTGGGCCTAGAGGCGAGCGTATTCCGATTCCGATGTATGAGGTCAATGCTGCCGTAGCGATGGCATTCAATTCCTGGAAGGTCTGGGCCTTCTTTGCAGATGTCAAGGAATGGGAGGAAAGCACCAAGGTCAGCTGGAGGAATGAGTACGGTGAGCAGATCGAGCTATGGTCCGTACCTGGCGGCCGGGATCCGCAGCCTATTGCCTGGGATATGAGAAGTCATACCGCCGAATTCACACAGGCCTGCGAAATGGTGCAGAAGGAGATTGAGAATGGCAGCTTCAAGCATGACGGGAGCAGCGTCCTAGGCCGACACGTTGTGAATGCCAGGCGTCGGCCTAACCGTCATGGCATCAGTATTGGCAAGGAGGCTCCGAAGAGCCCACGTAAGATTGACGGCGCGGTGGCCATGATCATTGCGCGGCAGGCACGTAGGCTGGTGCTCGGTAGCAAGCAGTGGAAGGAACGCCAGGAGAATACGGGCAAGCCTGTTCGAACTGGAAAAGTCTGGGGCTGGTCATGAGTCATTTCAATCCAGCTGAGCTGCGAGACCCGCATGGCAAGTGGACGCTTGAGGGTGCCTTCCGCGGAATGATAGACAAGTCACGACCTTCCGGCCGGGCCAGTGTGCAAACGCCTAGCAATTTTATTCATCCCAGTACCGGGCATAAGATGGGTAAGACCGAGATTGGGGATACTTATGAGCAGCTATTCAGATCACGCGGGGCGCACTTGGTCGAGATGCATTTTGGGCACCCGTATGTGGAAATTGCCGGAGCTGGTTCCGTCAAGGCTGGACGTACGTCTAGGACTACTCCGCTAGACTTCCGGCTCAACAGCAAATGGGGCGGAGAGCTTAAGACGCTCAATGTGGATGCCAAGAATAAGAAGACTGCAATCAAGAAAGAGGAGCAAGCCCGTAAACTAGCGGCTGTCGAGGCCGAAGGGCTTAACCCACTATTGATTGTCCAGGTAGTTGACACCAGAACGAATACCGTCACCGTGTACGCGCACAGGGCATTCGCCTCTAAGGCCGTTAGCGCCATGGAGCACCTGGGATCGTACACCTATACGCGGGAGGACTTCAGGAATGCGCAAATCCGAACCGGACACTGGCAGCAACGACATGCCAGAGCCGGATGAGCCTGAGGACGAGCCGGTGGAGGGTGACCAGGTTATCGAGCTGGTGGGTGGACGCCCATTCATCTATGAACAGAGCCAAGACAATGAGCGTCGGATGGCGCGGATTCGGGGTGCCGGGTGATTGTCGGCGAGGCTGACGTTGTCCAGACGGCCGCAGTCATGATGGGGATGCGGGACAGGGAACAGGTCCGGCTACGGAAGATCAACAATTACATGCGCGGCAGGCATGATCCGCCTTATGCTCCGCGTGGCGTGAATGCCGAGTATCGCTGGATTATGAAGCGCTCACGCCGGAACTTCCTTCCGCTGATTGTTTCCGTGGTTAGCCAGAACCTGCACGTCGACGGATACAAGCCAACCGGACAGACCGTTGTAGAGGCATTCAATACGCCGAAGCCCGAACCGGGCTGGGACGCCTTCCGTTCTAACCGAATGATCAGCCGACAGCATGGCGTACATCGCTCGGTGATCAAGCATGGTCTTGCGTACGTTGTGGTACTTCCCGGCCAGATGGCTATCGGAGAGGAGCAGACGCTCCAGTCGGTTCCGGTGATCCGGCCAGTTAGTGCGGGCCGTATGACGGCGCTGTATGCGAATGACGTTGATGACGAATGGCCACAGCTGGCCGTTGAGGTGAATGAGTTCTTCGACCCGGCGCTGAAGGGTAATCGGCGTTATCTGGTGACATTGTATGACGAGCAGTCGCGCTACATTATGGCAGGGCTTCCTTCCAGCGGACAGCAGAGCATTCCGCTTCAGATTGCAGAGGCGGATGATCCGTATCTGGACGGAAAGCCTCCGGTGAGCAAGCATGGCCTAGGTGTCTGTCCTGTCATTCGTTTCCTGCATGAGAATGATCTTGATGGCGAGCTTGACTGTAGCGGTGAGATTGAGCCTCTCATTCTGATTCAGGATCAGATTAACTTCGACACTTTCAACCTGATGATGGCCGAGCAGTATGCATCATTCCGGCAGCGCTGGGTTACCGGCATCTCGGCAGTGGACGAGGAAGGCCGGGATGCACAGCCCTGGCGGCCGGGTATTGACCGCATATTCGCCAGCGATGATCCGGCTACCAAGTTCGGTGAATTCAGCGAGACACAGTTGTCACCCTACATCGATGCGCGCGAGGCCGGTATCCGGCATATGTCCACAATCTCGCAGGTGCCGCCATATCATCTGCTGGGCCAGATTGCGAACATGTCGGCGGAAGCCCTAGCGGCTGCGCGGGATGGCCTTGACAGGAAGATTGAGGAGATCCAGTCGATGTTTACGGATCCCTGGCGGAATGTCTTCCGGCTTTCTGCAAAGGCTTCCGGCGATACCTCAGGCTGGAATGACCTGACAGGGACTATTGTCTGGCGCGATACCTCGGCGCGGTCGTTTGCTGCGACAATTGATGCGCTCGGGAAGGCTGCCCAGATGCTGGGCGTTCCGCCGGAGGAATTGTGGCGTCGGATTCCCGGCGTTACAGCTGATGACGTGGAGGCCTGGCAGCAGGCTAGGGCACAGGCCGAGGCTCAGGCGACAGCCGAGCAGGCTGCTAAGGCTGCTCTGGCCTACCAGGCTGGAACTCTGATCCCTGTTACGCCTCCTCCACCCGGCCAGCCAGGCGCAGCCCCCGGAGGCCCACCGGCAGTTGGTCCTGGACAGCCTCCATCGCAGGCAGGGCCGTCCGGTGGCCCGGCTCCGACGGAGACTCCCGCTGAGGCGCAGGCTCGGAAGCTACTGGCCCAGCCACTACCCACGGTTGGACCAGGTGGTAAGGCGAGGACGGCGACCACGTGACTACTCCCCGTGCGATTGCCCGGCCTTCTAAGCCATTGGGGCAGGTAGGCCCACCCAAACTAGTGGGCGGGACCGTTCTCGCCAGCGGTGCGCCACGTTCCATCGCAGCAGGGGCCACTGGTGTAGACCCGGCCCTTCTCAATCCGCTCCCAGGCGATGTCAGCCTTCTGACGCTACAGCAATTGTACAGACAGCGCCAAATGGCTATTGCACTAGCTACGAGCAGGGCGATTTCCTCCCTTTGGGTCCGGCATATCCGTCCGGAGCGAATGGCCGATAGCTGGGGAGCCCTACGTGACCTGGTTCTTCGTACGATTCAGCAGTACTGGGACGCGGCAGCGGCCGATTCCGCAAGTTTCTATCGTAACATGAGAGTCGTCTCGGGATTCCCTTCGGCGCGCGTGCCCATGGTCCAGCTGCCACGCGAGGAGCTAATCAAGGTTGCGGATAGCCAGGCAATGGGTACATTCTTCCATAACATCAAGACGATGCCGGAGCCCGAGGCTGCTAATTCTGCCGGCCAGGCTCTCGAGGCGGGCGGATCGCGATTGGCGCTCAAGGGTGGGCGCCAGACAATAGCTGATGCCGTACACCAGGATCCGGTAGCTAAGGGCTGGGAGCGATTGATATCTCCGGGTGCCTGTAGCTTCTGTTCTATGCTGGCTAGTCGTGGGGCGGTCTACAAGTCTGACAAGAGCGCCAGCTTCCTGGCGCATGATCACTGTCATTGTACAGCCCAGCCGCTATTCCGAGGCCAGGCTGTGTCGGAATCTAGTAAGCAACTGAGTGATGACTGGACGCGCGTAACGCGCGGTAAGAGTGGAGCTAATGCCAGGAAAGCCTGGCAGGATTACTGGGAGGCGCAGAGTGAGCATAACACAGGGCCAGTTGCAGGGGCTGCGCCGAGTGGGCCAGGCAATGCAGCCCAGCAGCTCGAACCAGTCGGACAACCCTAGGTTCCCGATCAGGGGACGTGGACCTGGTCCGTATACGCTTCAGGCTGCTATTTCGGCTGTCGGACGCGCACGGCCTAATACGCCTGAGGAGCGTGCCAAGGTCCGTAGGTATATCATTGGCGTAGCAAGAAAGAAAGGCTGGTCGGCAGATATTCCGGACAGCTGGAATTCAGATGGCTCGCTCAAGACCGGAGGCAGCTAATGACTGTCCCGTTTAACGAGGCATTGCATCCTCGCGCGGCTGGTGGTCGGTTTGGAGTCTCGAACCGGCCTAAGGCGCAACCAGCCGGTAGACAGCCGGGTGGAGGCGAAGGCCGGAATTCTCAGCTTCGGAGCCAGATTGCCAACCGGGTGCGTGATATTCACCAGAGAGTGCATGAACTGCGGCTCCAGCTTGCCTCAATTGATGCCCAGATTGCCTCGCTACGTAAGCCAGCCCAGGTATCCCATACGACCAAGAAGAAGAGCACTTCGTCGCTTTCGTCCAAGGGCAGCAAGCCTGGTACAACGACCAAGAAGATGAGTACCAAGAGAACGACGACGAAAGCTACCAAGTCAAAGCCCCAGGTGTCGGCGAACCAGCAGCAGATACAGTCACTCTCCGGTAAAGCCGGTACGATTCGGATGCAGATCCATTTGCTGAATCAGAGAGCCTCCCAGCTCCAGGCACAGAGTAGGAAATTGTAATGGTTGCCGGTAGAGAAGTCACACCGGGTGATGTCAGTAGTACCCAGCGATTGATGCGATACTGGGCGGAAGGCGAGGGTGCTGCCAAGGTGCGCTGGGGCATCCCTGGTGATTTCGATAGGTGCGTAATGCACCTAGGTAAGTACGTAGGGCCAGGAGTTGTTAAGGGATTGTGCGCTAATCTACACCACCGCGCAACAGGAGGCTGGCCAGGCCATGCGCCTGGGATCGAACAGTCGATGGCCGAAGCCAAGAAGAAAGGTTAGTCATGAGTGGTGACGCGATTGATCATGGCCATGGCGGAGATAGTCTTCGCGTTGGCGTAGCAGTGGGGATGCAAGATGGCGGGCATCACCGTACTGTCTTGCGGGTAAGGAGATGGGACGAGGACGCTATCAGCTATGCCCTGAAGAAGCTGGATCTTCCACCAGGGCATGACCTGTTCCCTCGCGATTTCCGTCGGCTGGGAGTCCGGCCGTACTCCGAGACGGAGCATGTCGGCAACCTCATCATGAATACGGCGTGGGGCCAGCTGATCACGTCGTACTTCGGCACGTATACTGCGCCGACCAAGTTCAGTGCGACTGTGGGGCGGATAGGTATCGGCATCGCTACGTCGCCGGCGGCTGCTTACACCGACACGGACCTGAGTGCTGCGGCCGGTGGTGCCAACCGGCTGTTCAAGTTCTGTGCCGCAGCTC